GGAATACGGGATATGGAGCAGTATAAGTTCTTGATGGGCCGTCTTGAGGGTTACCGGTTTGTTGAAGAGGCTGTAAAAGAGCTTCTTAACAAAAATCCCAACCTTTAAGGACTGTACATGACAGAAGTCACTGCACTGGAACAGAAGTGGGCACAAGAAGCGGAAGACGAAGCCGCTCAGGCGGCATCTAATGCCGTGGCAGACGCAGCAGCGTCCGCAACAGCCCGAAAAGACCACGATGAACAGGTAGAAAACATTCGGGAGCATCTCCCCAAGGCCACAGGCTGGCGTTTGATTGTTCTTCCCTACCGTGGCGCACGCAAAACCAAGGGCGGCATTGAATTGTCGGACCAAACCCTTGAGCGCCAGCAACTTACAACCACATGTGCATATGTTTTGTCTGTGGGCCCTCTGGCCTACAAAGACGAAGTCAAGTTTCCCACCGGCGCTTGGTGCAAAGAGGGAGATTGGATCATTTTTGGCCGTTACGCGGGTGCGCGTATGGCTATTGACGGTGGAGAGATTCGGATTCTCAACGATGACGAAATCTTGGCCACCATAAACGACCCAGAAGACATTCTGCACATGTGAGGTAATAAATGGCCACAATAACACCGGATAGTCAGTTGGAATTTGATTTAGGCGAGAACGAAGTCGCCACAGACATTTCCATCAATGAAGAAGGCAACGCAGAGATTCAAGAAACTCTTGCCCCTGCTGCTGAAACACAGTCCAATCGCGAAGAGCTGGAGACAATTAGCGACAACGTCCAAAAGCGTATCTCTAAGCTCACTGCTCGCATGCGAGAGGCTGAGCGCCGTGAACAAGCTGCCATTGAGTATGCCAAGGGCCTGCAAACACAGACCCAAACGCTTCAGCAAAAGCTTGTCCACACGGATTACAGCCGTTTGAGCGAAGCCAAGACCCGCTTGGAGACCCAACAGGCCACGCTTAAAGCCATCATCCGCAAAGCTCGCGAAGAAGGCGACATTGATACGGAAACCGAGGCAAACCAGCGGCTGACAGACTTGACCATGGAGCAACGCCAAGTTGCGGGATGGTTACAAAGCCAAGGGGAGCAAGTACAGGCCTATCAACAGCCTCAAAACTACCAGCAACAAGTTCAACAACAGCAGTACCAAGCCCCAGCACAACCCCAACGAGCTGCTCCTAGCCCACAGGCGGAAGATTGGGCTGAGCGAAATCCATGGTTTGGTCAAGACAAGATGCTGACCTATGCTGCATGGGGTATTCACGAAACATTGGTAAGTGAAGAGGGTATTGACCCTAATTCATCAGAGTACTATACTGAATTAGATCGTAGACTCGTAGAAGAGTTTCCGAACAAGTTTCAGAACCGTAGTTCTGCCCAACCAACCAGACAACAGCGTTCCGCACCCGCTGTTGCACCTGCTGCCCGTAGTTCGGGAATCAACAATGTGCGCCGTACTGTCCGGCTTTCGCCGAGTCAGGTTGCCATCGCAAAGAAACTGGGTGTTCCGATTGAGGAATACGCCAAGTACGTCAAGGAGTAATCATGAGCGAAAAACTTACCATCGATAGAGCTTCCCGCACAGCGGTAACCCGTGAAAAGGAAGAGCGTCGCAAGCCATGGAAACCACCTTCACGCTTGGATACACCACCGCCTCCTGAGGGGTTTGGATACCGTTGGATTCGTGCAGAAGTCAACGGTTTCTTAGATAAACAAAACGTTTATAGCAGCTTGCGCGAAGGTTATGAGCTTGTGCGCTTGGAAGATGTTCCTGAGGAATATCAAAACATGCTTCCTACCGTTGAAGACGGGAAGCATGCCGGAGTTATTTCGGTTGGGGGCTTGCTCCTTGCCAAGATTCCTTTGGAAACTGCTAAAGAACGTGATGTTTATTTCCGCCAGAAGGCCCGTGACCAGATGACCGCTGTGGATAACGAGATGATGCGAGAAAACGCTCACTCTACAATGCGCATCCAGAATCCCGAAAGAAGTTCAAGGACAACTTTCGGACCCCGAGCATAAAAACCTTGGAATCCACAACCTTTTAGGAGCTTCAAATGGCAAATACAAACAAGCCTTTTGGTCTGCGTCCGCTTGGTAACTTGTCTGCTACTGGTGCACAGAAGCAATACGGCTATCAAATTGCGGATAATCAGGCCGGAGCCATTTTTCAGGGCGACTTAGTCGTTCTGTATGATGGTTTTATCATCAAGTACGACGCTTCCACGCATGCTGCCCCCACAGGCGTATTCAATGGCTGCCAGTACTACGACCCAACTCGCGCAGGCAAGCCGACTTGGAAAAACTTTTACCCCGGTAGCGTGGACATCACCTCTGGCACCATTGATTGCGAAGTAATCGATGATCCTGCTCAGTTGTTCTTGATCCAAGCTGATGGCGCAGTTACTCAAGCCAACATTGGCAAGAATGCTGACCCAACAGCCTCTACCACAGGAAGCACCACCACTGGTATTTCTAACGGTACTCTCGGTTCCGCTTCAATTGCAAAAACTGCTGCATTGACCATGAAGATTGTTGGCTTGTCCACAACTCCTGACAATGAATTAGGCACTTATGCACAAGTGGTTGTGAAACTTAATCAACACCAGTACGGTAGCGTCGGTGTTGCATCTGACGGAGCTTAATCATGGCAATTACACGTTCACAACTCGTTAAGGAACTTGAGCCGGGTCTAAATGCCTTGTTTGGCATGGAATACAACCGCTATGAGAACGAACACGAAGAGATTTTCGATATCGAAAGCTCTGACCGTGCGTTTGAAGAAGAGGTGATGTTGACCGGTTTTGGCACTGCTCCAGTGAAGACTGAGGGCGCTGGCGTTCAATACGATACCGCTTTGGAATCGTTCACTGCTCGCTACACCCACGAAACCATCGCCATGGCGTTTGCGTTGACCGAAGAAGCTGTCGAAGATAACCTCTACGACCGTCTCTCTGGCCGCTACACCAAGGCATTGGCTCGTTCCATGTCTCAAACCAAGCAGGTCAAGGGCGCAAACGTCCTGAACAATGCTTTCACCGGCGGCGCATATGCTGGCGGCGACGGTGTTGCTCTGTGTGCAACCAACCACCCCACCGCTTTGGGTCCAAACTTCGCCAATACGCCTACAACTCAGGCTGACTTGAACGAAACCTCCTTGGAGCAAGGCATCATCGACATCGCAGCGTTCACCGACGAACGTGGCTTGAAGGTCGCTCTGACTGCCCGCAAGATGATCGTACCTAAGGAACTTCAGTTCACCGCTGAACGCCTGATGAAGTCGACTCTGCGTACTTCCTCCGCTGACAACGATATCAACGCGATCAAGTCCATGGGCTTGATTCCCGAAGGTTACGCTGTCAACCACTTCTTGACCGATACAAACGCTTGGTTCTTGATCACCGACGCGCCAAACGGTTTGAAGATGTTCCAACGCTCACCAATCAAGACTGCCTTTGAAGGCGACTTTGACACTGGTAACGTGCGTTACAAGGCTCGCGAGCGTTACAGCTTCGGCTGGTCTGACCCACGCGGCATCTACGGCTCTTCAGGTTCGACCTGATGAGACGATGAAAAAGGGGCCTTGTGCCCCTTTTTCTTTTGGTGTATATTGAGCGCATTCCGGGATTTTCCGGTGTATCTGACAGCCCCGGCTGACGACATGCAGATAGATACGCCACCACTCGCATGTGAGGACACATCATGGCAAATACCACATTTAACGGGCCAGTTCGTTCGCAGAACGGCTTTCAATCAATCACAAAAAGCGCCACCACTGGCGCAGTAACTGTCACTGGTACGTTTGGTGCTTCTACCAGCGTGACCACTTTGACTGCTGCAAATTTGGTTTTTACTGATCAAAATCACCCCACAACCGCAGCGATCAATGCTACGGCGACAGCCACCGCAGCAGAAGTTGCGACTGGTTACATCACTTCCACTTCGGCAGCAGCCACAACCATTACCCTGCCTACAGGCACGTTGCTTGGCGCTGCTATTGGAGCCGTCAGAGGCACAGTGCTGGAGCTGTATGTTGACAACACCGCTGGTGCAAGCACAGTGACTATGGCTGTTGCAGTCAACGGCATTTTGTCAACCGCTGCTACTGACACTGCTGGCAGTTTTGGCGACTTGACGATTGCTGCTGGCGCAACGGGTCTTGCTCGTTTCACTATCATGTTCTCTAGCGCAACGGCCTACGTGTTCACTCGTACAGCTTAATTAGGAGCCCATCATGGCTTTTACAACTGACGTAAAACAAGCGCACCTTAATGGGAGCGGCTTTTTGGTAACGGGGCGAACCCGTGTCAAGGCCATCTCATATGTGGGCACTGCAACTGCGGGGCACGTGACGTTGTTTGACACCCTTACTGCACCCGTAACGACGGCCACATACGGTCGTTCCGGCACAACCATAACCGTTACTCAAGCTGCCCATGGACTTACCACAGGGGATGTGATTGGAATTGATTTTGCTGCGGGCACGGGCGGAACTGCTACAAACGGAAACTACGCGGTAACCGTTTTAACGTCCAGCACTTTCACCGTTACCGACATCAACTCAGGGTCTATCACTGCGGGTGCATCAATGGTGTATTCGACCCGTTGGTTGATGAGTTACGACGTGTCAGCCACTGACATTTTCAACAATGCCCCACTGATTCCAGAAGATGGTGTAGTGGCCCGAGTTGGGGTTTACGCGCATATGCCAAACCTCGCGGCAGTAAACATTTACTACGGATAAGGAGTCCATCATGGGACGTGCAGCAAAAATGGCAACTGATCAGTACCAAGGCGAAGTTCAAGCTGGTGCCAACAAGCAGGACATGAGCAAGGGCGGACCTAAACAGGTTGCCCGCAAGAGCGGCCCTAAGCCCTCCAGCTCATTCTCTCCTCGCGGTGTAGGCCAAGCTCGTAACAAGCCTTGCAAAATGTACTGAAATGGCAAAAAAATCCCCCTCTCTTTCGGTAGGACGCGGCGAAAAATTGCCCATCTCCAAAGGGGCGGGATTAACGGCTAAAGGCCGTGCCAAGTACAACGCAGCAACAGGAAGCAACTTGAAAGCCCCACAGCCACAAGGCGGCAAGCGTAAGGATTCGTTCTGCGCTCGTATGTCTGGGATGCCGGGGCCAATGAAAGATGAAAAAGGCAAGCCAACCCGTAAGGCAGCTGCTTTAGCAAGGTGGAAGTGCTAATGGACATTAATTTAATTTGGTCAGCCGTTTTATCTGCCGCTGTTGGCGGATTGTGGTTTTTCATCCGTGAAAAATTTGATGAATTAAAACGCATTGACATCTTGTTAAACAAAACACGCGAGGAGATTGCCCGTGATTACGCAACTAACGCAGAAGTGCAAAGAATTACTGACCACATTGACCAACGGTTTAATCGCCTTGAGGCAAAAATTGATCAGCTTATTCAAGTAGGTAAGTAATGTATTTCCAGAGACGACTTTTAACAACTTGTACAAGGAGTAATTGAAATGATGCATTCAAAAACGATGGCTAAAGGAGGCGCAATGAAAAAAAGCGCAAAGAAAAAAAGTGGAATGCATAAAATGCCTGATGGCAAAATGATGAAAGATTCTGCTATGGCTAAAGGCGGTTACTCCGAAGGTGGCCGTGTTCAGGTGCGTGGCGTTGGTGCTGCGCGTGCCCGTACAGCCAAAATTTGTTAATCCATGGCCACATCAGGCGTAGCCAACTTTGATCTTCAGTTTGATGACTTGATTGCTGAGGCGTATGAACGCTGCGGCTTAGAGGTCAGGGATGGCTACGACATGAGAACGGCCATTCGGTCGCTCAACCTCATTTTTGCTGAGTGGGCCAATCGCGGATTGAACCTTTGGACGATCGAGCAGCGCCAGCAGGTACTGACACCCGGGGTGTATGAATACAACCTGCCAGACGATACCATCAACGCCCTGTCGGCGGTGATTCGTACGAATGCGGGTCAGTCAAATCAGCAGGACATCACCATTGACCGTATCAGCCGCGCAGAATGGCTGCACGTCCCCAATAAAAATACCCAGTCCAGACCTGCTCAATACTACGTACAGCGCTCTGTTCCAACCACGGTGTACTTCTACCCTGCCCCTGACGATACACAGACGTGGACGTTTGTGTATTACGCCATCAGGCGTATTGAGAATGCAGGGGCATACACCAATACTGCCGACATTGTTTTTCGCTTCCTGCCTTGTTTGGTGGCTGCTTTAGCATTTCATCTGTCGGTCAAGAAAGCCCCGGACCGTATGATTGTGTTGAAACAGTTGTACGAAGAAGAATTTGCCCGGGCAGCGGCGGAAGATCGAGACACAGCCAGTGTGTTCCTGACACCAACCTATTCGGGTGGGTAATCATGGGTTACGCTTCAGGCAAGTTTGCAATTGCACTTTGTGACCAGTGCGGTCAACGGTTCAAGCTGCTTGCGTTGATTAAGGACTGGAAGGGATTTAAGGTCTGCTTAGAGTGCTATGAGCCAAAGCACCCACAATTGGAGCCAAAGCGCAACCTTACAGAGCCCCAAGCGTTGCAGCAACCGCGCCCAGAGGCCACAATGGGGGTGACGATCTATGTGGGGGAAACCTCAGATACCTCGTTTTCAAGTATAGGAATGCTTCCTATGCCTCCGGCTAGACAATTGACAGCGGCAGGTCTGCTGGCTTCAGTGCAAACGGTGATCACATGACTTACGATGAACTTGTTGCTGCAATCGAGACGTACACCGAAAACACGTTTACGGATACGGAGCTTTCCACCTTTGTGCGGCAAGCAGAACAACGTATCTACAACACGGTGCAGTTGGCCAATTTGCGTAAAAACGTAATTGGAAACTTTACTTCTGGCAATAAATACTTGTCTACCCCGAATGATTTTCTTTCTGTGTATGAGATCTCAGTAGTGGATGGCAGTGGTAACTACATTGCTCTGTTGAACAAGGATGTCAACTTTATTCGGGAAGTGTATCCCGCACCCAGTTCCACTGGAGTTCCAAAATACTATGCAATATTTGGCCCCGTAACTAATCTGGACACCGAGCTGTCCCTCATCGTGGGGCCAATGCCAAACGCTTCCTATGCAGTGGAGTTGCACTACTATTACTACCCAGAATCAATTGTTACCGCAGACAACACGTGGTTGAGCGACAATTTTGATTCTGTGCTGTTGTATGGTTCCTTGGTAGAGGCGTACACCTTTATGAAGGGTGAGCCTGACCTGATGGGAGTTTACGAGACCAAATACAAAGAAGCATTGGCATTGCTGAAGAACTTGGGTGATGGCAAGCAACGTGGCGACGCATACCGCGATGGCCAAGTCAAGAATAGGGTGATGTAATGTTCACAGCAGGCCTGACAACCAGTTTTAAACAGGAACTGCTCCTTGGGGTGCATGACCTAGATACCGACGTTCTTAAGATCGCGCTGTATACGGAAGATGCCACACTGGGCCCAGAGACAACGGTGTACAGCGCTACAAATGAAGTATCAAGCGCGGGGTATACAGCGGGTGGCCAAATACTATTAAATGTAGTGGTTCAGGGGGGCCAAGGCACGGGGTATGCCAGTTTTGACAACCCTCAATGGGCTTCAGTAAGCTTTGCTACACGGGGAGCTTTAATCTACAATTCGAGCAAGGCAAATCGTTCCATTGGTGTGTTTAATTTTGGTTCTAATCAGACAATGCTGAACCAAAGTTTCCAAATCCAATTGCCTGCGAACAACCCCGGAACGGCGGTAATTAGGATTGTTTGATGTTAAATGGTTTTTCCACTATCATGTTCAAAATCACTGCGTCAAGCAGTTTTCTTCAAGGAGTTTCAAATGTTTAATGAACAAGCACAGTCTCACGACTTAGTAGCAGCGGCATTAGCCACAGCCAAGCGCATAGAGGATGGGGCAGCCGCAAAAGGCTACTTTACCCTTCAATGCCTAGACAAAGACGGCAAATTAAAATGGGAAGATGTAGTTCCCAACTTGGTTGTGAACGTCGGCCTGCAAGACATGAATGACAAGTATTTCAAGGGCGCTACCTACACGGCTGCTTGGTTTATTGGCCTATATGGCGCTGGCGCTTCTAACACGCCTGCCGCTGGAGATACATCCGCATCTCACGCTGGTTGGACTGAAGTTGTTCCATACAGCAATGCAACCCGCCCAGCAGCAACATTTGGCACAGCTACAACAGCCAACCCATCTGTACAGACAAACTCTGCTTCCCCTGCTTCATTTACGATTAACGCAACCCAAACTGTTGGCGGTGCGTTTTTGATAAGTGACAGCACAAAGTCAGGAACAACAGGTGTTCTGTTTTCTGCTTCTGACTTTACAGCCCCCGGCGACCGTTCGGTTGTGTCTGGTGACACATTGAACGTGACTTACACATTCAGCTTAACAGCGACTTAATTAGGAGATTAACATGGCAACAACATTTAAAAAAGGCGATAGCGTCAAACTTGTTGGAATTATTCCAGAAGGCCCCGTACAGGCTCTACGCATGGATGAAGACGGTAATGTCTCTTATCTAGTAGAGTGGACTGATGCTGATGGCAATGACCAACAGCGCTGGTTCGATGAGGCGCAGTTAGTAGCAGCCTAAACTGTCGTTTAGTTAAGCGGCTGGCTAGTGTCTTTTGGCGCTGACCAGCCGTTTTGTTTTGGAGATATAAATGATTAAGATTGACTTCTCTTTTCACTCACAGCACGGCACATTTTCAGATGCTTTGCATTTGCCAGACGATCATTCGTTTACAGAGGCTGAGATTGAAGCCATGAAGCAACAGAGGCTTGATAATTGGCTGGCTATCGTAAATGCGCCTCACACGGAAATGCTGGATGAAGATGGGAACATTGTTCCTGTTATTTCGGAGTAGCGCATGGCTGATCGTTTCTGGGTTGGCGGCACTGGAACTTGGAATACCATAAGTACAACAAACTGGTCTGCCTCATCAGGCGGAGGTAGTGGTGCTTCTGTTCCAACCAACTCCGATTCGGTATTTTTTGACCAAGCAGGAACTTATACAGTCACATTAACAGGCGCATTGGCTTGCCTTGACCTTACGGTGTCTGCTGGCACTGTTACGTTTCTCTCTGGCACATCGCCTTCAATGAACATTAGCGGTTCAGTTTCTTTAGTTGCGGCTACTGTCTGGACTTCTACGGTTGCAAAAACATTTTCTGCCACTTCAGCTCAAACAATTACAACAAACGGTGTTAATTTTAGAGGCGCTAATACTTTTAATGGTATTGGTGGATCATGGACTTTGGCCGATGCGTTTAGTTCAACTAGTGGTGGCACTAACTTCACTTTAACCGCAGGAACTTTTAATACAGCAAACTACGCCCTTTCTGTTAACAACTTTGCAACAACCTCAAACGCACTAACAAAAGTAGTAAATTTTGGATCTTCTTCTATATCAGTGTCCGGTTCGTTTACGTTAAATGGAACAAACCTTACTTTTAACGCTGGAACATCTACAATAAATTTAGGTATTTTTGCGCTTACTGTTTCAGGCCCAACATCAATTACTTTCTATAACGTAAATGCTAGTTATACATTTGGCAATACAATCTCAACAACAATTGACCTGACATTTAACAATCTAACAAGATCCGGCACGTCTTCCAATTATCATGGTATTGGATTTACCGCAGGGAGAACATACACAATAAACGGGACGTTTAGCGTAAGCACAACGTCAACTACCGCAGTTATTTATATTTCTTCCGGTACAAATGGAGCAAACGCTGCAACCATAAATGCCGCAGCAGTGTCGTTATCTTCTGGTAATGTGTACATAGCATTCCGTGGAATCACTGCGGGCGGAGCATCTGCTCCGTGGAGTGCCACTCGCCTTGGCGATGGCGGGTACAACAGCAATATTACATTTTCTGCTGCGCGAAACGTATATTGGGTTGGCGGTTCTGGCAGTCTTACTCCAAACTCATCAAGGTTTGCATTAAGTAGCGGTGGGGCAGCGGCTACCGCTAATTATCCAAAGCCACAAGACACGCTTATATTTGACAACAATTCTTTTGCTACAGCTGGATTAACCATATCTATTAGCTTTGCTAGTGACAATCTTTATTTGCCAACAATAGATTTTTCAGGAATTACACAAACTATCAATTTTCGAAATAGCGCAAATAATAATACTTTTCTTTTTGGGGGAATAATTTGGTCTAATTTAATAACATTTTCGACTCCCTCTACTGACCCAACTACTCAACGAACATTTGTTCTTTTGAATAGAGGGGTTGGCGACTCTGTAATAACATCCAATGCGGCAACATTTCAAAACGCAATTAATGTGAGCTATTTTGGTTCTGATGTTGTTCGTTTTACAGACGCTTTTAATCAAACCCGTATTACCGGAGTTGCCACCGCCGCGCTTTTGACTCTTACAAGTGGCACGATAGACATCAATAACCAAACTGTTTCTACTGAATCTTTTTCATCTACCAACTCAAACACCAGAACCATTGCATTTGGCACAGGTAGTATTAACTGTACTGGTACAGGTACTGTGTGGAATACGGGAACAGTTACAGGACTGACTACAACAGGCACACAGGTTGTTAACGTAACAAGTACAGGCTCTACTGCTATTGCTCTTAGCGTTAGTAACTTATCTGAAGCAAACTCTATCAGTTTTAACTTTACTGGTGGTACTTATGCTTTGACTTTTTTGAGCGGCAGCAATAACACAGCAAGAAATGTAAACTTTACAGGATATGCTGGAACATTGGGTGCAACAGCAAGTAATGTAATTATTTATGGCAACCTAACGCTTTCTTCAGGGATGACGCTTACTGTTACTACAAATACTATGCAGTTTGGTGCTACAAGCGGAACAAAGACAATTACAACAAACGCAAAGACAATAGGTTTCCCACTTACGTTTAACGGGGTTGGTGGAACATTCCAACTTCAAGATGCGTTAACAATGGGTTCTACAAGAACCGCCACACTGACCAACGGCACATTAGACCTTCAGTCATACACATTAAGCACAGGTCTATTTAACTCCAACAACTCAAACACTAGAACTATTGCGTTTGGTACAGGTCAAATATCTTGTACTGGTACAGGTACTGTTTGGAATACATCAACAGTTACAGGATTAACTACAACAGGTACTCAAGTAGTTAACGTAACTTCGACCGGGGCAACAAGTATTGTTGTATTGCCCGGCACTTTAACAACGGCGAATTTAATTAGCTACAATTTTACTGGCGGTACCTACCCGCTATCGTTTCATTCTTCTGGGATTGCGAGTGTAAGGAGTTTAAATTTTACAGGTTATGCGGGTGCGCTTACGCTTCTTGAAATTGGTTTTCCCTCTACCCTTTTTATTTTTGGAAACCTAACGCTTTCCACAGGTATGACCGCTGGCGGTAGCGGGGATTTGGAATTCTTTGCTACTTCTGGCACACAGCAAATTACTAGCAACGGTACAGCATTTAATAGTGTTTTTATTTTTAATGCCTCGGGC